TCAAAGGTGTTGAAGGAATCAAACAGAAGATTGCACCTGCAAGTCAATGGAAAGCGATGATTAGTAAGCTTCCTGTTAAGGCTGAGGAACTTTCCTGGGTTGAGGTTAATGAATGGTTGGATGAACAGACTGGGAAAGTAACGAAAGATGATTTGGTAGATTTCATTGAGGCGAATAATGTTCAATTGGAAGAAGTTACTCTTGAAGATTCTATTAACAGAGAAAAATTAGCCTTACTCCGAGAAGAAATAATTGATTTAAATAATAAAATAGATGAAAAATTAGTTCAATATAATGATGATTATACTACTGGTTTATCTTTTGGTAAGATAATTTTTTATAAGAAAAGTACAAAGGAAGATATTCCATATTCAAAATTACCAAAAACTGTTTTAGATTTAAGATTAAAACATACGAAATTAATTGAACAAGAAAAAGAACTTATTAAACAATCTGTTGAACATCGTAAAAAAGGTTTAATGCCAGTACATGCCAAATGGCAAGAACCTGGCGGCGAGGATTACAAAGAACTCTTGTTGACGATTCCACAGAAGCAGACTTCCATGAATGCAGATGCACAAAGAATATTTGGGAAAGATTTTATCGATCTTAATAGAGAACAAGTTAAGATGATGAAATCTGAATTAGATGATCCCAAAGATGTTTACAAATCCGGTCATTATTCCGAACCAAACATAGTTGCTCATGTTCGATTTAATTCTCGCCCCGATGCCGAAGGAAACAAGGTATTGTTTTTGGAAGAGGTGCAGAGTGATTGGCACCAGGCTGGGCGGAAAGAAGGATATCAAAGAACACCAGAAGAGATAAAAAAAGTAAAACGACTTAATGAATTAACTGATAAAATAGACAATCAAATAGCTATTTATAGAGATGCTAACTCAGAACAATCATTAACACAAACTCTTATACAGCTTAGAAAAGAAGAAAGTTTTAGTTCGGATTATGCGGAGCGCGGAGAGTTAAGACAAACTCTTCTTTCTGGAGTCCCAGACGCACCATTCAAAAAGTCCTGGCCCTTATTGACGCTTAAACGAATGGTACGGTATGCAGCAGAGAATGGGTTTGATAAAATCGCTTGGACTACTGGAGAGCAACAAGCGGCTCGGTATGATTTGAGTAAGCAAGTTGATAATATTCAATATGCTAATGGTCGATTAATTGCTTATGGTGATGGTGATCTAACATTAATTAATGAAAACGTAGAAGAAGATAAACTCGAAGATTACATCGGCAAAGATATAGCAAAGAAACTTATTGAACAAGAAGAAACAAACCGAAGTGGTATTTGGGCTAAAAGACTTTCTAATACTGATCTAAAGGTCGGTGGCGAAGGAATGAAAGCATTTTATGACAAGATGCTACCGAGCATGGCAAAGAAGTTCTTTAAGAAGTTTGGCGGCCGGATTGAGACTACAGACCTCAGAATGATTAATCCATCTATGGAAGCTGCTTTACCTGCAAGTGCCCGTGGCGAAGGTGTTGTGCCTAAAACTGTAATGTCAATGACCATAACTCCACAGATGAAAGTCGCTGCTGTCAAGACCGGCATGCCGATGTTTCAGACTTCGGAAGGCAAAATCAACTCTCAGCCATTTGAAGTCGACGATGAATCAACGCGACGAGAAACAGCATACCATGCTTTTGTTGATGTCTTAGCTCCTGTGAGTAAAGTCCAGAAGGCAATCGAACGTGATACTGGAAAAGAAATCCAGGAGAAAGCTGACTACCTGCTGTCTGAACGCTTGAGGCGAAACAAAACTGGCGCGCAAATCAAGGCTGATAAAGAAACACTTGTCCAGCCGATGGTTGACCTCATGGCAAAGAATGATTTCGATGTCACTGATGTCGGAGAAGCTGCTTATGGTCGACATGCAATCGAAGCGAACAAGAGGTTGCAACTTACAAATGCTAGGCGCTTCTTGCTCGATCTTGCAGAAACAAATGAAAAGGATTACCTCAAAGAAAAGATTGATGCCATTGATGAAGTCATGAAAGAGCTTGATCTTCCGAACGCAGTAACCCAGAGGGCTTACTTGGATCTGCTTCGCAAAGAGCTTCAATATACGGTCTCGAAGGATACCAAGGCAATCAAGCAAGACTGGCTTGATAAGAAAGATCGTTTCTCTGGGATTACAGATATCGAAGCAAAAAAAATCAATGCTGATTGGGCTGACGATGCGGACATGCAAAGCATTCTCAAGATGATCGACAAGGTGACTGCGGCAACACTGGATGTTTCCCTGGACTCTGGTCGAATAACCCAAGCAGAATATGATGCATTCAAGTCAACGTTCAAACACTATGTTCCACTATACCGTGAGGGACACAAGAGTCAATCAGGACTTTTTGGCACAGGTCAGGGGATCGTTAACCTTGGAAAGGATTACAAAATCAGAGGCGGCTCAACCAAGCGCGCAGTCAATGTCCTTGAGAATGTTCTTGTCCAGCATGAGCGGGCAATCGAGAGAGCTGGTAAAGCAGAGTCAGGACGGACCTTACTGCAGCTTATCAAAGACTTTCCGAATAAGAAGTTTTGGAGTATTTCTGAAAAAGCCATGGTTAATGCCTATGACTCCAATGGCAACATCTACAAGAAAGAAGACTTCAAAATCAAGGACAACCAAGTCCCATTGAAGATAGACGGAAAGTATTATATCATTACAATGAATTCAGAAAATGAACATGCTATGAGAATTGTTAATCATCTCAAAGGCAACAATGCAAATACTGGAGCTATTGTTCGAGGACTTTCCAAGCTCAACCGTTACTTCGCGACGATTCATACTGGTTTGAATCCAGAGTTTATCTTGACGAATCTTCCGCGTGATGTTCAAATTGCAGCAGTTAACTTGAGCAGCACCGAGCTTAAAGACATGACTATGAAGGTTATGAAAGATATTCCAGCGGCTGCTATGGGCTTGCGGGATGCAATTCGAGGAACTGGAACATCGGATTGGGGTAAGACTGCTAAGGAGTTCGAAGCAGCTGGGGGAAAGATGGCCTGGGCTGATCGAGGTCAGGAAGTAGAAAAGCTCGCGAAGAGTATCAACAGCGAAGTTTGGTCAGCTCAAGGGAAGGCTTTACCAATGACTTGGAAAACAATCAAGAAAGTTGGGAAGCTAATTGAGGATTATAACTCAATAGCAGAGAATGCAACGAGGTTGGCCGCGTATAAAAATGCTCGGAATGTTGGTTTAAGCAAGGCTAAGGCAGCGTTGTTGGCAAAAGAACTAACAGTTAACTTTGAGCAAAAAGGCTTGTACGGAGAACTTTATAATAGTCTTTATCTGTTTTCCAGTGCCGGTGTTCAGGGGTCGGCAAGGTTGATTAGTGGTCTTGTCAAAAGCTCGAAGGCCAGAAAGATAGTTGGTGGTATGATGATTTCTGCTATCGGCGTAACTGTTGCTAATGGTTTGCTTGGCGGCGATGATGACGAAGGAAAGAATAAATATGCACAAGTTAAAGATCATGAGAAAGAACGGAATATGATCTTTATAATTCCAAACTCTGGGGGCAAAGTCTTGAAAATTCCTCTTGGCTGGGGATTGAATTTCTTCTGGAATATAGGAACAGAAATCGGAGATGCGATCTTAGCTGGTGGTGATCCAAGCCAGTTTAAGTATGACCCAATGGAAGGAGCAAGTCGCTTACTTAACGCTGGCCTCAATGCTTTTAATCCAATCCAATCGGCGACATTCGCCCAGATGATTTCACCAACGATCACTGATCCTGTTGTTCAGATAGCCGAGAACAAGAACTTTTTTGGCGCTCCAATCATGCCAGAGAAGAATAAATTTGAAGATGTACCAACTCCGGAATCTCAACGTTATTGGAAATCTGTTCGACCAAGTTCAAAGGCAATGGCTGAGTTTCTTAACAACATCTCTGGTGGAGATAAAGTTGAGAAAGGTTTAGTCGATATTTCTCCTGAAATCATTGACTTGGTTGAGGATACTTTTACTGGTGGTCTGGGGAGATTTGTCTCTGGTGTTGTTGGTTTGCCTCAGGCACTTAGCGAAGATCCAGTAGATATACGTAAAGTTCCGCTGGCTCGAAAGTTTATAGGTGGGCTTGATAAGACTAAAGGTCGACAAGACTTTTATGCCAATGCCGAAGAAGTCAAGATGCTGCTGAAGAAGATCAAGACATACCCAGAACGGCGTCGTGAGTTCATGAAAGACCCAAGGTTTAGACTTACGGAAACTTTAAAAAGCACTGAGAGACAAATAAATGCGTTGAGAAAAATAATCAAACGTGCTCGATCAGAGAATAGTAAAAAGAGACTTAATGATCGAATCAAGAAATTGCAAAATAAATTTAATGAACGCTTTGAGAAAAGGATTAAAAAATGATTTTAGATACTATCAATCATAACGCAGCAACAACAACCTGGACAATGGTGGTGCTTGGGTCTGGTCAAGATGTAGAAGATTATGCGGTCCAGGCAAGAACTTCTGTAGCTTTGAAGATTTCTTCTGATGATGCTGGTGCTACTTATTGGACAATTAAAGCTGATGCAGCTATTTCGTTGAATGAGATTCTTGGTCCTGGTGCAGGGTTCTTTTATGTGCAATCGATTAGTTCGGCTGCTGTGGTTGAAGTTCAACCGCTAAGAAGACATCGTGGAAGATGATATTGTTACAACCGGGATAAGATTAGGTTAATGTGTGAATCAACTAAATGAGGTAATAAGATGACTTTTGAGGTGATATAGATGGCAAAATATATAGTTGGTCCAGATTTAACAGCAACCCCGTCAGGGTATGATGGATATTACACAGATGCAGTTGTCGCGCACAACGCACTGGCAGCAAATGATGAATTGGATTTTGTAGGTATAAACCCGTTTGTCGGGACTGGCATCACCAAAAATCTGGTAATAGGATCAGGGAGCAGTCCTGGTGTAATAACCACTTCTGGAGCTAACTTTGTTAATATAACTGCTGATGCTGCCGGTATCTTAACAATTGGTGATGTCACCATTAATGCTGGTGCTTTTTCATCCTCATTTATGCGTTTCACACGTTCAACAACCATATCAATGATAGATACGATAATCAATATAAATGGGGTTATAACCGGAAGTATACTGTATTCCAGTGGCTCGGCTCGGATATACTCTTTTGATATGAGCGGGGCGGTGGTGACTGTCTCAGCCGCAGCAGATGTATCCATTGACAATTGGTTCTGGCCTGGATCTGCAAGCACATGGGCACTCGATGTGTCTGATTCTATCTTTACAATTAATAGTAACGAGGGGACGGGCGGTTTTTGGCGTGCAGAAGAACAAGCAGATCCCTCTTTTACTGGTAATGTTTTTTACAACAATCGCAGCACTGACGCAGCCAATCTCGCAATGATCTTGCTGCAAGCTACAAGCGCAAAGGGGACTTGTACTATTGATAGTAATGTGGCTCATGTGAAACAGTACGCTGGGCTTGTCTTGGCAATCGGAAAAGACGCACCTGCAACAGATCCGCTATTAAAAAATGGGTATACCACTCCCAGTCTATCTGATAACACAGTATATGGTCCTGCTTATTTTGATACAGCAGCCCATGATGAAGCTATGTATTTACACGCTTTACTTGTTGGAAATAACATAAATGCTAGTGTGTATAGAAACACGGTTTACGGCGCAGGTTTCGGGATTGTTGTAAAAGGGAATGGCGACGCTGCGAGTGATACTTGGTCTGGATATGGGATACAGTATAATTTGATTCATAATTGTGCTTACGGATTACACGTTAAGGGGCAGCATAGTGTCCCAGTGTATCACAACACAGTAGTCTCAACTATACCAATGAAATATCATCCTGTTATGGTAGGAGACACCAGCTATGCAGCTAATGACACAATTATTAAAAATAATCTTATTGTTCTGTTGGATGGTATGACCAAGGTGGACAGGGCCATTATGTATATTAAAAATGGTACCGCTATATCTGATTATAATGCTTTCGTTATTTCTGGTACATGCCTTTTTGGGCAGGTTGGGGCGGTAACGTATGCCACTTTTGCCGATTGGGTTGGAGCTGGGTATGATGTTAATTCCGTTTGTGTAGTCGAAAACTCAGGATCATGGGATGTTTACCTTGGATCTGCACCAGGAACAATATCAGAAACACTTGATTACTGTCCTGTCTCCGATTCTGGAAAACTTGTAAACAGGTCAGATAACCCATTAATCGGCATAGGCACATGGATTACAGGCGTAAACGAAGAAGGTCAAGCAGATTTGTGGGGTAAATATGTCCACAGACTCCCAAACATCGGAGCAGACCAGGGAGCAGGCGCACCAAAACGACCCAGCAGAATCCTAAACATAGGCGGCAACGGAATACTCGGGTAAACTTATTTTATAGGACAGGGATTGAAGACGGTGAAGTTCAACTTAATGAGAGATAAAATGGATTTTAATAAATGATAATTTGCAACGGAGCATATAAAACAGGAACACACTTGCTTTGGAAAGCTGTCCTTATGTTTGGGTATGAGTTTAACCCAGAATCCCATAGACATGATCCTTACCCACATTCATACGCTGATACTGATAAACATTTACATATCACACGATCTCCACGGAATGTTGTGGCAAGCTGGCTAAAGTTTAATAAGATACCTTTTTCAGAAGAAAATTACATAGGGCAAATCGAATATATTATTGATAATATGTCTGTATATGTTGGGTGGTTAAGTGCTCCTAATACACTTAATATTAAGTTTGAAGAGTTGCTGACCGACCCGAATCAGATAAATGTAATAGCTGAGTTTATCGGCATGGAACCTGTCGAAAACCATTTTATAGACTTATGGGGGCAGACTCCAACATTCACACCAGATCCTTCAATTTGGCGTGATTTCTGGACCCCTGTAATTGCAACGAAGTGGGTTGAATCTGGTGGGTTGGAGTTAGAAATGGCCCTTGGTTATGATCCAATGAAAGTATGGGTGAGGGAAATATGAGTTGTTATCTTACTATTATGGCAGGATATGTAAAAGGATCTGTATTTGATCCTGGTGATATAATTGGGGTATACCCTGAAACCTATGTAATAAGCAAAGAATTTTATTCCAACCCAAGATTTAAAGTCATAAAATCAGATATGAAACTTGAAGAGGCACAAGAGATGCTATCTTCTGATACCGATCTTTTTGGGGGTATTGTAAAGAAGAGGAATAAGACAGTCGACATTTCAACCATAACCGAGTTATCGACAGAGAAGACAGAACCAGTTATCACAAAAGCCGAATTACTGACAAAGATTTCCATCAAATCTAAAACTGTTATTGTTCAAGAAAAGACGGTGGTGGTAGGATGACAACTAACTCAATAGGGTCCGGAAAGACTTATGCTGGCGTAGAAGAATGGTGGGTTGATGTAGATGTTTCCGCATCTGATTGGATTGGGGAAATAACTGGAGAGCTTACAACAACATCTCAACTCGATTGCGCAGGAACAGATGGAACATCTACATATCATGCCATATTAAGACCCGCAACCGGGGAGGGATTTGCTGACCACGTAGATGTACTTACAAATCCGCTACGATATGATGCCACAAAGGGTGCTGGGATCAATAAAACGTCCAGGTATGATGCAGCTTTAAGCATAAATTCTAACTATTTCGAGCTATCGGGTATGCAGGTTAGCGCAAGTAATAGCACAACTACTTCTGCTATTACTTTAACGCTATCCGGTGCAAACTGTGTAGCAAAAGATTGTATCCTGCATGGTGGTTCGGAAGCCACTGGTGTTATAGATCTTAGGGATGGTAGCAAGTTAATAAATACAGTAGTTATCCAGGAAAGTACAAAGCCCGCAGTAAGGACATATCAAAATAGTCCACAAATCTTAAACTGTACCTTTTTCTGTTTAGGCGCTGGCGTAGTTGGGATTGATCAGTTATACAGCCCGGCAACCATCATAAAAAACACTGCTGTTTTTGGTTGGACAACATCAGCAGAAACAGGCACATATGGCACATCATCAAACAATGCTTCTGATGACACCAGTATGCCAGGAACGTCAAACCAGGATATTAAGACAGCATCAAGTCAGTTTGAAAATATAACAAACGCGGCGAATCTTGATTTAAGGACTAAGGCTGGCGATCTTGATGAAAATGGGGTGAGGGATCAAGTCAACACTAATGACCTTGATGTCGTTGGGCAGGACCGTGGAACTGGTACTGGAACGAGCGCACCAACGATAGGCGCATGGGAAGTTGTTGTGGGCGGTATATTGCCTATAAACGTTACAGGCACAATATCCACAGGAGTAACAGAAAGTGACATAGTGACTGGTGGCAAGACGATAGTTCTTACAATTGCTGGAACGGATACGTTTGTAACTGGTACAACAAGTGAAGATGCAATAGCCGCAGGAATTAGCGGCAGTGCTTCATGGAACAGTGAAGTAAGAGATAACCTTGACAACACTAATGTCGCATTGACCGGCAGCGATAAAGTGGCTACTGTTACTCTGCCAGCGTCTTCTGGTTATTCAATAACAGCAAATGATACGATAACAGCTACGATTCCAGCAGCGTCATTGACAACAACAACGATAGCTACAGTGGCGAGCCCTACTTTTACGATAACAGCAGATACAGCAGGATTTAAACCTTTTTGGATATCAAACATAGCAACGAGGATATCAATATGATTAAGAACACAGCAAGCCAAGTAGTAGCATTTCAAATGATAGCCATTGCAAGTGGTGCTCCTGTTACTACTGGAACTCCAGTTGTCTATGTGACGGGTGATGGTGGTACACAAGGAACTGGGGCAGGGGCAAAAGTACATGAAGGAAATGGATGCTGGTCATATGTAGTTTCGGCAGCGGATAGTAACTTTGATCATGTAGCTTTTACCATGGTTTTAGCTGACGCAGTTAGCCAGACAGTCAATGTTTATCCGGCTGTGCTTGCAGATTATAAAGCAACCGGATTTGCGACTCCAACGAATATTACTGCAGGAACTATTGCTACTGTAACGAATCAAGTAACGGCAGATGTTACAGCTATATCTGGTGACACAACGGCAGCGGATAATCTTGAACTTCAATATGATACTACTGGGCTTTCTGGAGACACCTTTCCGGCGACCCAAGCGCAACTGGATAATTTATCGAGTTCATCCGCTGCGATCAGTGCAGTATCTGCAAGCTTTACTATTCTTGCTTCTAAAGGCACAGAAACAAGCGGAACATATACAGATACTTCGGAACTAAACACGACTTATCATATTATAACATCCGATGGGAATTCTGACATTGATGTTTATTATGAATTCAGTGTCGGCGGAAATGGGATACCGGTCTCAGCTACTTGGACAGGCTATGCACAAGCAAAGAATGATATTATTGGTGTGTACGGTTATAACTATGGTACTACGACATATGAGCAGATAGGAACGATTGATAAACCAGAAGACGGGATAAAGATAAAGAACAATGAATTTAACTTCACGGTAAATCATGTTGGGACCGGGGCTGACTTAGGTAAGGTTCGGCTTGCATTTAAATCTATTGATTGTACGCTTATTGCCACTGATCAGGTTCTTTGTTCTTATGCTGTGGTTGCGCAATCCGTTGGATATGCAAATGGGATGATTTGGGTTGATACTGGAGGGACGGCAGGCACTGAGTTATACATTAATGGAACGGCTGATAATCCATGCCCTTGGGCAGATGCTCTGACTATAGATGGGACACTGAACTTAAATAGGTTCCATGTGGCGAACGATAACACAATCACATTGGGTGCAGATTTTAATGACCAGACCATAACCGGCGAGCATTGGTATTTAGCTCTAGGTGGTCAGTCAATAAATGATAGTCATATCGTTGGGGCAGAAGTAACCGGGGTAGGTAGCGCTGCTGACCATAGCGTTTTTGAGCATTGTGAGATCGGAGAAGCGACTATACCACCCGGTAGATTAACGAATTGTGGTATCGGGCAAGCATCTGGAAAGTTCACGGCGGCAAGCAACGGAGATTATACTTTTGTAAGATGTTATTCTCTTGTTCCGGGTGCTGGATCTCCAGAGTTTGATTTTGACACGAATATAACAGGTACGACGGGAGTAAATAACCGGGCATGGTCAGGTGGTAGTAATTATTCTGGGGTTGATGCGAATGTTACGTTGTCGCATGAAGTCTTGGCCGGAGGAGAACAAACAATAGACGCTGATACTGGTGGTAATATGGAGTTGAGAGGCACGTTCAGGTCTGCCACATTAACCGTTGGAGGAACCAATCAAGTCATTCAAGTTGTTGGCGTGACTGGACCGATTGCTATCTCTGGATCAGCAACCACCGGAGTCGTTAATCTTTATGGCGTTTCAAGTGCTGTTACTGATACATCCACAGGAACTACGGTTACAAACGCAACGGTTAATTCTACTGACATGCAATCTATTTTGACAGACACAGCGGATATGCAACCCAAGGTTAATGCGATTGCTATTGATGTTGCTGGCCTTGATGGTGATGCTATGCGAGGAACAGATGGAGCAAATACTACTGTACCTGATGCTGCTGGAACTGCTGCTACTTTGCATGGGATAACTGATGGAAAGGTTGATGTCATAGATGGGATCGTAGATACTATTTTGGTTGACACAAATGAGCTTCAACTTAACCAAGGGAACTGGCTTACCTCGACCTTGGCTGCTGCTGATGTTTGGAACGAAGCCAGTGGATTGACGCTTGACTTTGGTACGTTGCTTGAGCAGCTTTACCAATGGCATGTTAATAAGGAATCAATCGTTGATGCTACTGGCGCAGTAGTGCTTCGAAACGTAGGCGATAGTGCTGACCTTGCAAGCTGGGGAATTACTGATAACGATACCATAACAGTTAGAACAGAAGTTATTTGGAGTTAGGAGATAAGAAATGAGAAAAGATTTTGACATATTGCTAAAGCCATACTCTGAAGGTGGCTTAGAAACAGCGAAAGTAACGAGAACCTTGGGCACAATAACATCTAAGTTGATGTTGAGTTATAAACATCCAGCTGATGTAGTTGGCTTGGCGATCTATAAAGTGTTTTCAAAAATGGCCAATGAAGGCCTTGAGTTCAAAGGCGATGGAAGCTATGGTTCCGCTGGAGCTGAGTTGTTTTCTTGTATCAATGCTCAGTGTATTGAACTGACGACACATCAAACAGTACAGAAGACTATTGATAAGATTAAAGAATTCGCAGCTTGTACGAGAGATGATTGTAGGGTTAGAACGCAGATGATTATTAAGATGACCAAGTGGCAAAAAGTTAAATGGATGTTTATCCAGCCAAGACCTACAATGCTTGTGGCAAGTTTAGTTAGTGGGGTCTTTTTAATAGGAGGATTTATCGAATGGCTTTGCATAATGGATTGGACACCGTTGGGATTGTTTCTTGTGGAGTATGGACAAAAAATTATGGTTCTGCTCAAGGGGCTAATATAGCGTCATTGTTTATTAGTTATGGCTTGGTTGAAGAGTTTGCTGCACCTGTTCCGAAAGATTTCTTAGGGAATATGTTAGCTGTTGGTCATCGTGGGATTAGGTTTTTAGGAGCTATGTTAAGAATTGGCAGGTAATGAAACTAAACTTTGGGGTTGCTATGTCGGAACAATTGATACTTGAAAAATTAGAAAATCTTGAGAAGCAATCTAACAAGCTTGATCAAAAAGTAGATAAAATTGAAGTTGCTGTTGGATTAATTGCTGTTCAGTCGGAAAGAATAAACGGGATGCAAAAACAACTTCAAACGCTATGGGCAAAACATGATGAAGTTTTTGGCTCGACTGGCGTGATTAATCAGATGAGGCAATTTCAAGCAAGCTGTCCAAAAAGAAACTTTCAAAAAGCTTTGAATCAACAGTGGGTAGCGATTGGACTTTTAGCCACGCTGTTGTCAGGTTGTTTGCTGAAGATAATGAAAGTTTTATAAGGAGGTCTGGATGATAGGAAAAAACAAAGTGGCTTTGGGCTTGAGCCTGGGCTTGGCTTTGATTTTGTCAAGCTGTAGTACGAAGTATGAAACAGTATCGAACAAAGATATATCCGTAAAGATCAGGTCGATCTGGGCTGATGTTGATTATGATTCTAGATTATGTCCTGGCTTAGAAGAGTTAAAAGAATTAGAAAGTCTCGAGGCTGGTAACATAGAAGCTTTAGTACCTTTGGAGGAATTAAAAGATGGAACTAACTCCGTGGAGTAAAAGATTAGCAATGATTTGTTTGACTGCTATTGTGTTTGTTTGTGTGGTTGATCGGCTGGATGCGCTGGCAGGAACGGCATTGGGAGGATTGTTGATGTTGATTAATCCAAAGGATTGAACGGAGGAGAGCAGCAAAAAAGAGAGCAGCAAAAAAGAAAAGGCCGGGACAAGTTGTTAATGTCCCGGCCTTTCTGCTGGCGGAGTGGTTAGTTGAGCGTGTTCATTAATGAACGGTGAGCATTAAGATTTTTTAATTCTTTTAAGCTCTCTTTGAGTGTACCAAAGAATCTTATTAAGTTCTCGTTCATATGTTGTAGCTTCATGTCGGCCAGTATTAAAACAAAAAGCGCATTTGAAAATAGTTCCTTGAGAAAAGTTCATAGCCTTGGTTTCTATTACATCTTGTGCGCCTTTCCAAGCTGGGTCAAAATCATAATAATCCGTAGAGCCTCCGTTGTTGTTACTGTTAGTTGGCATTGTTAAATCTCCATGATGGTCGTCTGGGAAAATTCCATTTCTTCATCCAATAGGCGCAAGCGTTATCTGATATGCCGAGTTCTTTGGATATTGTTAGTAATGACTTTTTGAGAATATAATAACTGACGTACATATATTCAGATACGTAGGTGTATTTAAGAGAAGTTATTATTTTATAGAGTTCGTCCGGATAACAGAAACGCATATTGGAATCGATGGTCTTGAAGTTAATGACTTGCCACATATTGAGGTTCCTTAGATTATCCCTCTGTTGATTAGTTCATAATAACATTTGCGTGTCGCCTGGATATCAGCCATGGCATCATGGGCATTTGCAAAGTCAGTTTCAAAGAGCTTGAAGTAAAGTTCACTAAGCTTTGGTACTTTCTTATGGCCCTTGATGTTTCGAGCATCGACATAAGTTTTGACAGCCGGTGTTTTCATGGTACAGAAATTTGGATATTCAATGTAAAAGCGCGAACGATGTTCATCGGTTAGTTCTTCCAGGTTACGCTGCATCATTTGATATACGAAGGGCCAATCGAAATCAAAGTTATGACATACGATTGTTGGGGTTAGCATAAGGAGTTCTGCGAAATCGGCACAAGCAGTTTCTTCAAGGACACCTTCAAGGTCTGCGCGCTCAGTTGATATGCCGTGAATTTCCTGGGCATGGTAGTTTATGGATCGGCCATTGGCCTGGATGAGGATGTTAAGTTCCGCATGGATGGATTCGAAGTCAGAGAGAATAGCTCCAATCTGGACGCACCAAGCCTGGTTGGGATCATCGAAGCTGGTTTTCTTACTCATGAAGCCGCTGGTTTCTGTATCGAAGAAAAGTGTTGGCTGGGTTAGGCGGATGTCGATAGGTTGATCGGTCATTGGATAGGTCTCCTTTAAAGGTTAGTCATTTGTTGATAAAGAGTCTCAGTCAGATACTTTGACCCTTTGGATTTATTTGTCTTTTGAATTGACTCATACATCAAAGTTGTTGTTGATTGTTCTGCTTTGACTTGTCCGGATTGTTCAGCCATTTCCATTAGGTTACGTAACTCCTGGGTGTTGTTAATGTCAAGATGAACATGACGAAGAACTTCGTTCCAGGAGAACTGATCGTGGGTTTCAATATATGACATTATCTTCGCATATACATTTGATTGTGTTGCCATTCCGAGACCATGAAATGCGTTTGGCATTTCCTTTTCGGTGGCTTCAAGAATGGCCAGTGACTTTTCAAAGTGCCGGTCATGAAGTTCCATTGATGAGTCTTCCGAGGCTGAGACAACCATACAGATTTTGTTCAAGTGCAAGGCACGACGAGAATTATAGCCTAGGAATTTGTCATTTGAGACTCCATCAGCAGATGAACCATTTTCATACCAGCGCGCATAAGAACGGAGAAAGGAGTTGCAAAGCTTGAATGGTCCACTAAGGTTAGCGATTTGCTGTAGGTCTTCGTTGAGAGCTTTCTTAAGGTTCTCTTCTTCTTCGGTTAGGAACGGGAGTGCGATTCGTCTGATCGGTCCGTATCCGACAACGAAAATTATACGACTCAAGAGACCACCTCCAACGGCGTCTTGTGAAAGTTTTGATTGAAGTAGTGATGGAGTTATTGCCCCAATGATGGTAAGCCAACAGTTAGAGATGTCCTCGGTCTTGCGTTTGAGCGTTGTGTATTTCCAGCTATCCGCGCAATCGAAAAGATCAGTCAATGCTCCGACCAGCGTTAAGTCTCGGTCGGATAGAAAAACTTGGAATTCTTCTGACCAGATTGACAGGCTCTTGTATTTGCAAGCCAGACCACCAGAGTTTATATAATGATCTTCTGAGTTCATGATTTCTGCATAAAGTGCCTGCGTTGAACCAAGAGAGTCAGAGCCCATAGGAATCTCGAGAAGTTCAACCATCTTTTTTGCGGTCTTCATTGCTGTTCCTTTACGGCCGCCGGGAGGACCAACCAGCGAGACATAAAGGTTTGGATAGATGTAGCCACGAGATCCCCAATTGCAAAAGCACTTTCTGCGCAGAGCAGAGGAGATGGCAGTTATTCCAGACCATAGATGATAGAGTGTCGGTGGCTCAGTGTTTTGGGTGAAGAGCATGTAGGACTCAAGCCAGTCGGTTAGTTGTCGGGGCATGGGAGTTAGTCCTCGAGAGGGTTATAGTCTGTCTGTGTGGTTAAGCCTTTCTCAAGGCGGTCAAGTTTGATGTCAATCAAGTTGCAGAGGAGTTCAAAGATCTGGAATACTTGTGGCGATCCTTGGTTTTCTTTTGATAAAATCATTACATCTTTTTCGAGGTCACTGTAAAGTGTCATAATGGCGCTCCTATTTTCTTAAGTGCTACGTTAACATTCTCTTGTGTAAATGGATAAATTTCCGCCGTCTTTCCTGCCCACTGGTAGCCGATCTTGGCGTCCAGGCCGACTGTGAAGGATCGACCTTTATGGGTGAATGTATGAGACATATGGTCACGAATAATAAGTAGGATCTGTAGCAAATCTTCTGTGCGTTTCTGCCAGAACTCAAAGACATCGGAGTCATGAACTGTTGTCAGGAGGTCAATGTCGAATCCATCTGGTCCAAGCCGAGGATCGTTGGCGATCTTGATGGTGCCACGGTTAAGTAGTTCAGCCACGGTTGATTGTGGGATGAAACTATAAGCATTACGATAAAGCGCTGCGTTCATCATGCCCAAGAATCGGCGCGGTCGATTGAAAAGATTATGCAGCATGCGGGTTGACTGAACCTCTGCTTCGATTGTTTTATGCCAGCGAGGCAGACCAGGAAAGCGGTCAGTGTAAGCTTGGAGCAAGTGATTGCATTCGGAGATCCCTTTGAAGATGCCTTCCTTAGCAAGGTTGTCGGAAAAAGTAGGTCCTTTCATATCATAGTTTCTCGCATGAACTACTTTCTTGCCCATGTATCGCATTGTTTTTCGTTGATCGACCTTTTTGCTATGAGCCTCTTCAATTACTTCTTCGATTGAAACGTCAAAGATCTTGGAGGCATTGAAAGAATGAACGTCGATACCACTCTCGAATGCTTCAATCATGTTAGCGTCTTGGCAGAGATAAGCAACAACGTGTGCTTCAGCTTTAGCAAGATCACATTCGCAAAGGATCTTCTTGATCGATGCGATCAAGTACTTTTTAAATTCGTATGGCTGGTTTTGTAGGTTCGCGCCAGTGCCGAAGAATGTAGCATTTGTGGAGATTCTCCCAGAGACAGTACCAGAAATGTTATGGCTGCAACGAAGACGATTATCTGCATCAACAGCTACGTTGAAGTATGTACTGAGAAGCTTACCGTATGTTCGTAGCTTCATTATTACTCTGGCTTCAATTGATCCTTTGCCTTTCTTACGCGCGATTCGACTAAGTGCTACAGCACCGCAAGTTGCGTTTTTGGTTTTGGGATCGATGTAAGGTTTGATCATGCAGATTCCGTAGAAGTATGCGATTAGTTGCTTGGAAGAGTTGTAGTTTAGATCCTTGCCAGCGAGCTTATTAAGGCCGTGTTGAAGTGCGTTTATGTAACGGGTTAATCTGGCTTTATGTTTTTTGATTCCAGCTTGATCTGTAAGAATTCCGTTCCATTCCATTTCGATTAATGGCTTATGGAGATTCATTTCATACTCCATAGTATCGGTTGCCTCGAAGTCAGTTAATTCTTCTTGGAGGCGTTCGGTGATTGGGAATAAGTAAGCTGCGTCTTTGGCATTATAGAGCCAATAAGCATCCCAGTCTTTGATCATAGCCGCATGGGAAGTTTTGCCCTCATCTTTGTAGTAAGGGAAGTATGTATACATAGATGTTAGGAAGTCGAGACCTTTGGGAAGTTCAGTATAGCAAATGTGCTGAGCTAGCATGGTATCAAAATAAAAGTTGTCCGTGAGAATGTGCATGGCTCGGAGCATGAAGACCAGATCGAACATACCGTTTTGGCAGATGATACCGACTGTTGGACTTTTGAGGATTTCAGCCAGCGCGATCCAGATCTTAGTCTCATCTTCAAGCGACCACATGGAACCATGGTTGTCAATTAGAGGCACTGACATACTGAAGATTTTGTTGTTTTGATAAATGGCTATTGCAAAGCAAGTTATGTATCCTGGAATAGCTTCAATATCAAAGCTGGCGTGAGGCTTAGTCAGGGCCAGGGTTAAAAATTGCATGATCTCTTGATGCTTTGGACGAATCATAAATGTTGTGTTGGAATCGAGCAGTGTTGGATCATTGTTTAGCAAGAGGATCTTTTGCATGTCAGCGATCATAGTATAAAAGTGGACCGGTTGAGAATAGGCCATGGTAAATGATGGATGATATGAAATCGCCAGGATTTTACCGGCCAACTTCTCGCGTAGGTGTGGGAACTGCTCGGCCTTATAGAAGCTGCCTCGGAGCTTGCCTATTGCATTGAACCTTGGCTCGTCGATTAGTAGCTTCATTGCAGTAGCACCCATGAGGATGATAATTTTTCCTGGGAAGGCGGATAGTTCATCAATAAGTCGTAGTTGAAGTTCACCCCAAGCTGCACAGCGACCACCCTTGTCTGTCCATAATGCATTGGAACCAGATTTTGGTAATTGCGCCTTACAAGCATAGGTAAGATAAAGTTGATATCGGGCGATTCGAACAGCGGCGCAGATGCGATTTAGCTGGCTGCCGGCTGGGCCGATAAACGGTTCTTGCTCCATGCATTCAGTGCTGCTCGGGGCCTCGCCGACGATGGCAAAGTCAGCGGATAGTATGTTATCAGTTGGAGGACAATCAATAGCGAGAGGATTGAAGCTGCTGGCTTTGATTGTCTGTGGGCGGAGTGTTGGAATCATTACCATAGGTTATTCCTTTCGTTTAGGGCTTGAGATTTCTGTCCAACAATCAAGACAAAGGTAAAGCTTAACTCGACAGATGTTCGCTGCCATGAGAGTTGTGGCATAATCATAGTCAGGCGGATTGGTGTATCTGTTTGGATAGGTTACTTTTGCAAATGCGAACTCAAGCGGAACAAGGTTCTTGTGCTTGCAGGGTGGCGGGGCAGCCAAGGGTTGGGTAACTTGATTTTGCATCACTGATCCTGGGAGGTATTTATCATTCATGGGTTATGATCCTTTGTTAGGGTTGATTAAATAAAGTAGTTTTTAAAATTCTCATAGAACCGATAAACATAAGTTTGATCATCATCGCAGCCCATTGGAGTCATGTCGTGTTTGGCCGCGGATATCATGGCATTACCTGAGCCGGCAAAAGGACTTAGCATTATGGCTCCTGCTCGAGCAATTTGTTTAAAGATTATGTCATAAACTTCGACTGGTTTTTCCCACTCATGAATACGAGAACTTGAAATTGCTGATGCACAGGCAATGGATGCTGGTAGATAGTTATGGTTAAAGATCGCGTTGCCTTTGCGGAAGAGCAAAAAGTTTTCATAGTTCGCAATCATGGTTGTGCTTGGTGTATTGCATCCACCGCCACCGGTTTTAGTCCATACCCCAGGAGACTGAGTCTTAAATTTGGCAGCCTTTGCAATGGCTTGTGTTTCTTGAATGTGTTCTTTACCAGTCCAACAAAGCACCCAAGAGTTAGGTAAGAGCTTAGCATAAAGCATAGGTAGGTATTCGTTGTAGAAAGCATAAAGTTGTTTGGGTGTCCAATCGGTGACATCGACTTTAGTTTTTGCTGCCTTGCCAGCGGTGTTCTCAAAGTCAATGGCATACGGTGGATCAAGTTCAACCATCCCAACAATGTTATCTGGAATCTGTGGGATGAATGTAGTGTAGGATTGAGTAGCGTATACTGGTTCAATGTTAGTCGAGAGTGGTTCATTCTCATCGATTGGATCTTCTCCCGTATCGTCGTTCAAAAATGAACCGCCAGTTAAGCCAGCGATGTCTGGGATAACATCGTCATGCTGGGCTTTGAGTTCGGCCTTTGGTTTAGCTGCTTTCTTTGAGACGAGCTTGGCAATGGCACCACCGGACATCAGTTGGGCCATTCTTTCCTTTTCTTCTGGCGGCAAGTTTTCTTGTGCTTGAATAGCTGCTGCTTGTTGCCCGAGCTTTTTGTACGCATCCTTGGCTGTGCCTTTTGTATTGTATTCAGTAAGCTGAGGAAAGGTTGTAATTGCTGCGGCAAGAACGAGATCAGTTGAGAGTCCACCAAGAGAACAGCGAAGTTGCTTAGCCGTTTCTCTAAACCCCCATGGTTCTTTCTTTGCTTCAGCTTGTTCTTTCCAATGGGTATGTAGGTCAAGGCGGATTTTAAGTTCTTCGTGCCATTCAAAATCCTTACGGGCCAGGTTTTCCATTCGCTCGATTATCAACGCATCGTCGAAGCTGATGCCAGGCATGATTCGAGCGATTATTTTTTTCCGTCCAAGTTTTTTCATTGCCTTGATGCGACGTTCACCTGCGATGAGTTCATGTTTTTCATTGACGAGAACTGGATTGAGTTGGCCGGATTCTTTGATTGAACCGACAAGATCTTCAAGGTCTCCGATTTCCTTTCGAGCACGAGTTCCGATTATGATGTCACTAATATCAAGGGTTTCTACAATGAATAGTTTTTTCTTCTTCTGAGATACTTCGGTCATGGTTGGGTTCCTTTTAGAATAGTTTAGCCAAGGCTGCAATTTGACTTGGAGTAAGTAACTTGAGTGCCGCTTCTGCTTTAGCTTGCTTGTTTGCTTGTGCTCGAGGTGATTTGACTCTTGCCTTGCCGGCGATCTTGGTCTTGGGAATCTTCTTTTTCTTTTGCATCAAGGCAAATGATACAGCAGCTGTCCGAGCTATTCGGACCTTGTTGATGAAGTGAACTTGCCCGGATGGCGGCAGGCTTAAGAAGTCGAAAACTTTTATTCGATCCATTAATGGCATATCATTTCTTTTCCTTTACTGGTTTGAGGGTTAACGCCTTGGCTCCATAAATATAATCAGTGATCATGGTATGCTTTCCGCTGGCGAACAGAGCGTCAAGAGAAAGAAATATTTGCCGGAACAAAGCTTGTTGCTGGCCGGAATGAAGTTTGATCTGAACTCGCTCGGCAAGATCGAACTCGATCCGGGCAGTGACTTTCTTGGTTTGTATGTTCTGATATGATTCGGCTGGCATTAGGGGGGTTCTCCTTAATCATCTAAAGCGTTATCTTCGTCTGGTGGACAGATCCATTCTTCTGGCTCCGGGTCTGGCATCATGTCGTCTTGACAGTATCCGTCGGCAGGAATGCGAGATCCTCGGGTACAGTCTCCGTCATAGTTCTCGTATGGACAATTTGTGTAGCACATAGTTAATTACTCCAAATAAGATGTTCTTTTATAATGTTAGCCAGTGCTTGGATTGCTGCTGCTTGTCTGCCAAATTGTTCAGCAACTACCTTGCCCTCGAATGGTTTGCCTTCAAGTTCCTTAATATCTTTCTTCGTATCATCAGAAATCATTTGTAATACCTTTAATATTCGGTTCTTGTCCATGGTTTGGGTTCCTTATGGTAGGTTAGAATTATCTGGTGGATCATCTAAAGTCAGGCAGCAATAACCAACTGCAAAGATCATGACGCCAATGATGAAACCAAGAGCATGGAAAGAGAATATGTGAGAGCCAATGACTCCAAATAAGAATCCGCCAGGAATTATGCTGATGATTGTTTTTATCATTGTTTTATCTTCTCCATGAATTCAGCCTCAGTCAGGGTTGGGGTGCCTAACTGCTCGGCTTTTGTTATTTTAGTTTTCCCAGGCTCTGATCCAATGATTAAATAGTCTACGTATTTGCTAACTTGGTTCGACCATTCCCAACGGAACTTGGTTAGATAATCAACAAGGTCTACCCGAGAGGTGGCAAGCGATCCTGTGATGCAGTAGATAACCTTTGGACTTTCCGGTAGCTCAGCGAAAGTGAAATTCGTTAGTAATGGTTCAACTGATTGGAACTTAACATAAGCCTGGACAAAGTTAGTCTGGGCTTTCTGAGGTATATTAGCGTTGACGATTCCTTCTTTGATGAAATAGAAAATTTTGAGCGCAGTCTTGTAGGCTAGGCCGGGATATCCCATGGCAGCCAGAAAATGAGCTGTGTTTTTGCGCCCTTGGATTTTAGTTAATTCATCAAGATAAGTTTCTGTTCGTTTGATTCCCCAGATTTCTTTTAGTGCATCGAGGATAGAAAAAGAATCTGGATCAAGCAAAGCCCACGGATGGTCGACAAGAATCTTGAAGCAAGCTGGATTAAGGATTAACTTTGCTATCATGTTCTCGCCGATTGACTTGAGATCAAAACCGGTCTTTGAGTAGAAATAAGAAATTTGCTTGATTAACTGGCCGATGCATGAAGTGCTGTCACATATGAGGTCGACGCCCTGCCACTTGGTTTCTGCTCCACAGACTGGACAATGTTTGAGAGGTCGAGCCAGCTTGGGTTTGTCTGGTTCTGGTAGGGTTGATGTCAGCCTCTCTATGGTTGCATCAAATGGTTGGGTTGTGGTTGTCATTTGGGTTCTCCTTAAAAGATTTTATAAGAGCTCTGATTTGTTCTTGTTGTTTATGATATTGTTTTAACCAAAGATAAGCAGTACTTGTAGTTTGACAGTCTGGATATTTGAGGATCTTCTCTGCTTCCCAACGAACTTTAACTGCTGTATAAAAATCAACATAAGATTTGAGATTAAGAACTATTCCTTGGTGTCCAATGGTTACAGCCCAGCGTTTTTTAGAACGAGTAATTCCTTTAACACCTGAAGTATTAGTTTTCATTAGGCCTGTATTACGCGCATTACAAGCTCTTGTAACATGCCGTAAGTTTTCCCATCTGTTATCATACTTACGCATGTTAATATGATCTATCTCGTGCTCTGGGAAATAACCTTCCATGTAAAACCAAGCAATTCGATGCGCTGCATATGATTTACCATCAATGGTTATAGAACGATAGTTATCTTCATTCCGAGCTTCTGCCCTTATTCCTTCTTTATCCCTTCCGGCTGCTGAGGTCCAATAAAAATGACCTTCTAAAGGATCATAGTATAATAATTCCTGAACTAAAGTAAAAGATAGTTTGTCTTGTCTTTTAAATACTTTTTTCTCTTTTAAAGATCTAAAAAATTTTTCTGCGTAAAGTAAATTTTCCATTTCTTCTTCTGTAAACTCAATTTTCATCTTTCTTCTCCTCCTTTTCTTTTCCAAATCTTTTGCTTTGTTCTGTAAGAAGAAGTGTCGATATGAAATTATTAAAACTTCGATTTTCTTTTTTACATTCTGTCTTAATCCAGTCAGCTAACTTACTTTCAATACGTAAACCTACTTGTTTGATCATGTTGTTTTCCTCCCATGTTATTAATTATAGTCTATAATAACATATTGATAACACTTTGTCAAGAACTATTTTTATCTTTGTGTTAACATAGTGTTAACATCCGGAAACCATCCTTGGTCGCCGGGCCGGGTTAAATCCTTGGGGGTTTCCTGCCCGTTTCCCAGGGTTTAACCCTTCCCTGGGCCTGCTGGTCACATACAACAAATCTGTCTTAAACCGTACAAGAAAAGCGTTTTCGGAAAAGTCAAGCTATTTTTAAAAAAACTTTCATTCATTAGTCACACTTAAAATCTTGGGAATAATCTCCCCTGCTTTGCCGACACTAATGATGGAGCCAACCTTGATCTTCATGTCAGCCAGCCATTTGGCATTATTGGCTGTGGCGCGGGAGTTTACAGTATGGCAGAGAGTAATGGGTTCATAGATTACAGTTGGGATTATTCGGCCTTGGCGGCTAACGTTCCATTCGATATCAGTAACCCGAGTTTCTTTTATCTGGATTGGAGGTTTCCAAGCGATTGACCAAGCATAAGTCTTGGAGTTATGGCCTGCGATGACTCGCCGTTTTTCGGATCGGGGTTTGACCATGATTCCGTCGATAGGAAATACTTTGGACCAGGTTGCATAGGCCGAGAGCAAATGAGTTTCCAAGGCTTCAAAATCTCCGGCGAAAGCATATGGGATGAATAATGGTCCATGGTTATGCGGGATCATGTGGACCAAGCCAGGCAGGTCGAAGACTTTTCGATTGAGCCAGCCAGCGACTACGTTACGCGGATTAGATCCGAATTTTGGTGCCCAATTGACGAATGGAATAATGATTTCGCAGGTTTGTGTATGGCGTGGTTCAAAATTCATGGAGATCATTGGTAGATGGTGGGTTATATCATGCCCAGAGATGCCGTCTCCTTCAAGGACAAGCTTGAGTCCAGCTGGGGACTTTGATAGAACAGCGGCACAGCCGTCGTACTTGGGTTCAAGAACAAGCTCGGAATTACCAAATCGAGCAAGGTAAGGTTTAAGATCGTCGATGTTGAAAGCTTTGTTTGTTCCGAATATCTGGTGATGATGCTGGCAGAGATCATGAGCAATGTTTGGATTGTTGGCGGTATGGTAGAGTAGCTGGTGCGTTTGATCAAAGGCAAAGAGTTGCTGCCAGAGAATATCGTATTCTGTGTCGGTGAGAAAAGGGATTCCGACAGCATATGCTTTGTTTGCGGCCGAGAGTTTGGTTTCAAGTTCGGATTGGGTTAAGGGTTTGGTTGTCATGATATTAAATCCTTAAAAAATGGACAGTTAATAATAATATGGTTTGTAATGTTTATACCAACAACTTTTGTACATATAGCTTTGATTTCTATATCATGAATACCTGGATGTAATAGAGGATTTTCTTTTACGTTTATACAAGGTAAGGCTACTGTAATAAGGCCTGAATATTTACACGCTGTACAGATGGTTTTTTCTTCTAAGTCAGATTTATATTTACGTAAAGCTTCCCGTATTTTTTCTTTTGTATCAAGTATCATTTCATTGGATCTCCCATGGTTAAGCCAAGTCTACGATAGACTCTGGCAAGATTTGTGTAGTGTGGAATGATGTTGTTGTTCATTGCATACTCGTATTCCTCCATGCAACCGGCGGAAAATGACCAACGGGGGTGCAGAGCTATGTGGGTGCATTTAGACAGCATGAGCGTTGTAGCTTCAAGAAAGCTCTTGTCATTAAGTAAGCCATCAAAATGCGCAGAGTTAAGATGGGGGCAGATGACAGCGAATCCTTGAAGCCAATAGAACTGGGCCATGAGAGAGGCTTCATGGATATTGTTATGAATAGCGGCGGTGGTGGATGCTCTGTATGGGGCGGCAATATAAAGAAGGTGCATGGCGCTTTGGTTCCTTTAGCTTAGTTCTTGGTGAGTTCCGACGAGCTGATAAACATCAGCATAAATAGGTAACCTGCAAACATCGATAGGCGTTTGTTCCGATGAGTTAGCTGGAATTTCATTTGAGTTAAGCAAGTATCTTTTGTATGCTTCATTGCATAGCTCAGAGCAAAACAATTTACTAAGATCTTCTTGTTGGTCTGGACGAAATGAAAAGTCAACAGCAGATCCGATGGCTTGTTTGTAGTCATATGGAATCCCAAGCATGGAGACAAGAAAAGTTTCTGTGCCAGGAATGTTGATAGGACTGTCAATAGGTAAGATCCACAGGTCTCCGTCGTAACTGGCGACCCTGGTTGATAGTCGAGAGATTCGAACACCAGAAAAACCTGCTCCGACAGACGTTGATTCGACGATCATAATTATCGGGACACTGGCCATTTCAGTGTTAACTCGTAGAACCATACCGACATGAGAAACATTGGATTTGGTTATTGTTTTGATTGTTGCGGAAACGAATGTTTGTCCGCCGAAAGCTATTAGGTCGCCAGTGCGGAGAGTGTGGCGTATTGCTTGGTATGTGGTATGATTCATTAGGCGAATTCCTTTTTTGTTATGGTAAAGATGGTTCAGAAAACATACGATAGTCGATCATGATTTGAGACAAGCGGTGCAAAATTTCTGGATCAAAAGAATCAATTTGAAAGTGAATATGTGAGTCAATGTTCGGTCCGTAATAGAGTGTAAGATCAATGGCTATTCCAATAACCTGGGCTTTGGTTACAAATGTTCCGATTAGTTCTGCGATTGGAACGAAGTAAAACATTTTGCCGGAGCCACTTGGGGTTTTCCACTTAATGCCTGATTCCAGCGGAAACTTGGTTGATGGGTTTGAGTATCGAGAAAGCACCATGTCGAATGGAGCAACGATTGGTTGGCCTGGCAGAGCGAGATAGTCAGTTCCTTTGTGCCGTCGAGTGCCTCGCGAAGCACCATAATGTCCGAGGCCTTCGGAGTCATTTCGGATTCCTTTTCCCGTTGGTGAGATCATGAGAAGTGTTCCTTTGTTTGTAAGGTAAAAAAGGCCCACAGACCAACTTACGATCTATGGGCCTTAGTTAAATACTCTGTGTTCATTAATGAACGGTGAGTAGCTGGCTTGCTTGCTTACCCGAGGATCTTTCCGATTTCGTTCTTGGGTGCATAGACTTCTTTTCCGTTGTCATCGGTTCCATCGTTGTATGTGACGTTGGCGCAAAAGTTGACATCTGTGAACTCGTCAAGCTCAACTTCACCATCGCGATTGAGGCCAATGTTTCCAAGGAAGTCCTTGACCATTCTCCACATCATGTCGGACTTTTCTGCATCATCACCTTTGTAAGTTCCATCGTTGCCGAACCACATAGTATGCATGATGTTGGACGCAAGGTCTTCACCGACTACTTCAATGACACACAAGATGCCGTTTCGGCCGGTCTTCTTGCTGGTTGTATCCTGGGCTTTGATGATGCGTAGATCGTATTCGCCTTCGGTTACGGGGGCAAGGTCTTTGATTTCACTTAAGTTTGGAATTGCGGGCATAGGTAAATCTCCTAAAATTAATGTTAGTTGGTTGGTTGGTTAGGCTACAATGTTGTTTCAAACTTTTGATACGCTTCGGCAATACGATCCATTGTTACATCAGTTGCCTCTTTCATATCAAAGATTCGAGTTTTTGCTTCGTACTTATAACGCTCACGAAAATTGATGTTAAACTTTCCTCCTTTGGTTTCAAGTAGATATGCTTCATCGAAATCAGTTGCAAGTAGTTGTCTGAACTGGCCATTTACAGATGGATATCGGGCAACTACTTCTTGTGACGAGTTCATAAGCGTGTGTAGGTGAACTGTTACTACAGCAGCACAAGGCAGTTCCTGAACCGCTGCGGTGAGGGTTTGCATCCAGTCGAGTAATTGACCCCAGTGAGGCATTGCCATACCGAGTTTGTGATTAACGATCTTGCCGATACCGGATGGGGTTATTGAGTTCTTCATGCAGATTTCCTTGATGGCTCGGAGGTTAGCTGCAGTTAAGGAGTCAATGACGACAATGCCCGATTGTGCAGCAAGATCGGTGAAAAATCCATTGGCTTCGTCTTCTTGGAACGCGGTCCAAAAATCGGAAAAGGAGTTACTGGAGTTTGAAAAATCATCGATGGTGATTGGTGCGTTGGCTGGCCGTTTCTGCTGGTGGATCAGTTTGTCTATTGTTTTGACTCCTCCTTTGTCAAACATATAAAAATGGACCGGGCCTTTGGTGTAGGTGCATGGGAGCTGCGTTTTGCCAGATCCGGAATTACCCGCAAGCAAGAACTTGACATCGAACTTACGCTCTGCTGGAACGTAAGGGGTTTTGGTCTTTGGTCGAGGGGCTGGAATTGGTTTCGGTTGCATGACTGGCATTGGAATGATCCTTTATTTTGCTTCATTAATCTTTTGTTTAAGTTCTGCCTCGTGTAGCTCGGGATCCCATTCAAAAATCGTATATCCTTGCGGTGGTTTCTCCAGCCAAAGAAGTGGATTATTTCGAAGCTTGCAAAGGTCAAAGAAAGAACAATTACTGTTAAATGTAGTGCATCCGTAGCCGGGGCGTCGATGGAACGAATGAAGAAGGTCATTACGGTCAAGACAACGAGTTTTATCATCGTCCAAGATTGTGAGTTGAGCTACGATTTCAGTCATGTAATGCTTGAGTTCATGCAAAAACTGGTTGATTGCTTGGACGCGTTTGTTGATAACAAAGTCTTGAAATTCGATCTTGCTTTTTTGACATACAGCGACTCGATAGACCATGGCTGGAATTGAGTCATAAAAGATCCGGCCGGCGGTTAGGTAGCCAGTTGCTTGGTAGGACATCTGGAAGCCAGCGCCGGTGATTTTGTATATCGCTCCTGCTGTTTTGTGGTCAAGGATTTCGAGCATTTGAGTTTTGATTATTGTTCGAAGCAGATCGAATCGACCAATATAATTTGGCAAGTTTTCGCTGATGTGAATGGCAAAAGGAGATTCGACTGCAAGAACTGTGGTTAGTCGGCGATCGTTGAGGAGATGTTTCTTGAAGTAGGCATTGTAAAGGTTTGCTGCATGCCCAGGGGATTTTGGAAAGATTGAGTCTTCGTTTGGCCAGTGAGGAGCGCCTTCGATGGACCAGAGGAGATTAAATGCATCGACGGCGAGCTTGGTGGCTGTTTTGATGTCGATTGTTGGATCGTCTTTTTCGACAAGATAAACGACCTCGAGGCCGTAATGCCAACAAGAGCCGAAGACTAAATGGATGCTTGGTCGGGGATTTCGGAGATGAAGAATGTATTGATAGAGGAACTTGCGCGGGCACTCGAGATAAGTTGATAGGCTTGAATAATCTATTTTTTCACGATAGTCCATGGTATGATCCTTTTCTTTGGTAAGTGAATTTAATTATTCACCTTGAAGCAAAGATTTGGGCAACAAAGACCTTAGGAGAGTAAAATCTTTGTTGCCCGGAGTGTGTGAGCAGAGTTTGCATCCTGTGCGACCACACACAAAATATGAAACATAATCACCAGGCTCCTGACAACCAGGATGGGTAGCAAGATAGAAAAAGCCCGGCGAGGTGATTATGTTTCAAGGTTGTAACTACTTCGCTTTCTTCGCTGCGGCAAAGTTTGCCAATACAGCTTCACGGACAGCAGGATCAAGTGCGCCAAGAGCTTCAAGTGCTTTTTCCTCTGGGGTCTTGGTTACCCGGAGAGTCGGACACCAGGTTGTGAAATCCACTGCCAGGATTGTGACATCGTCGTTGGCATCATCTTCTGTGTCTTTGCCCTCGGCATCTTTGACTTTCTTTTCGAGCAGACCGCGAATCATGGAGCGGAAAGAAATTGCAAGCTGAGATTTAATGTGCTGTACGCAAAGGTCTTCGCCCTGGATTTTGGCGATATCAGCAAGGGTTTCGGCGAGGAAAATTGCTGGTACTTCTGTTTCGATAGTACGGCCTGCGGCGTTGCTTACGGTTTTGATTGTCGGCATGTTGGTAATTCCTTTTAGCTAAAAAGTTAGTTGGTTGGATCGCATGATCCGAAAAAGGTTACTGAGGTTGGACATCTTGATGGGAGTCTTTAGTTCCCAGGCGATCATTTTCTTGCTCCTTTTTAATTTGATTCATGTTGTAGGTGATAAAACTGCTAACACTTAGGCCATTTGCAACTGCATTTGCTTTGATCCAATTGAACAATTTGTGGGTCATTGTAATGTGCAAACGTCTTTTCATTTGGGTTCCTTTTGTGTTGGTCGTTTTTCATCTTTACCGCTATTCTACCACAACGTGTGACTAAAGTCAAGACCATTTATTAAGTTTTTTCAAAAAGTTTCGCTGGTTGCTCAGGTGGAAGATAGCTTTCCATTGGAACATATTCTTGCTATGGAGAAGTTAGTTCCTTTGTTTCTTTTTGCATTGATTGTCGGAACTCCTCGATTATTTTATCATTAATCTTTCGTGCTGCGGACATTGTGTTTAGTTGTGCTGCTTGGCATTGGCTGATGTCTAGGATTTCAAGTGCTCGCGTTGAGGCAACATACAAGATGTTGGTTTCTTCTGGTGTTGGACTTGTGTCCTCGCAAGGGATAGCGTAGTCATTGGCAAGGCGAACTATTGGCCATTCCAGACCTTTGGCTTTATGGGCGGTGGTTATGGTGACGTCGGCGCTTGAGGCTCGCTTCTCGGTAAGGTTGAGGACTTTGATAATTGCTTCACTTCCATGTTTGTCAAGGATCTTGATCAAGGCTTTAAGATCACCTCCGAAGGAACTTTCAGAATACTCGATTAGATCTTGATAAGAACGAAATAGCATGAGTTCGGGGTGTTTCGATGTTTGGGTCAGGCGTAGCTCGGTTATGCCTTTGATCAAGTTGATGATCTGCTGAACTCCTCCGAGGATGAAAACTTTGCGGTCTTTAGCAAGCTCGGTGAAAGTTGCTACGATAACGCCGTTGTTAGTTCTGGCGATTATGCAATCTGGCTGTTGGAGGCCGCTGTTATCGACTGTGGCTTCACGCTGGTCATTACCGAAGAATGGTTTGTAGATCAGATCGTCTTGGGGATAGTAGTTGGTTATTATGCTGTTTGCCATATCTGCAATGGCTTGACCAAAGCGGAAAGATCGGGTTATGTAGAGACGATTGATCTCGGTGTTGGCGATAGCGTTTACGGCTCCGCGCCAAGCGTATATTTGCTGAAATTGATCGCCGACGAATATCTTTTGGCAATTCGGTTGAGCATGGATGACAGCGGAGATTACAGGGTTTGCGTCCTGGTATTCATCGAACAGAATGAAGTCTTTGTGAAGCTGCGGATTGGTTAAGGCCCAAAGTTTAAGATAAATATCATGGGTTATTGGGATCTTGGAGGTTTCCAAGGACATCTGGTAGAAGATTCGACGAGCTTGAAGGACAAGATCAAGGCGTAGAGCAACCATAGCGTCGGGTGATACTGCTGTTGGGAGCTTCGGGACATGGAGGTCAAGGAACTTTGGATCAGAGGAATAGCAGAATTGGCGAATGGTCTCAAGGATTAAGTATGCCTTAGTAGCTGCGGTTCTGTAGCCTTTACAAGCACCTAAACTATAGTTGCGCGCAAGACTGGCTCCGGTGATCTTAACCAGGCGATCGCGATACTTATAGCCAATTGCACCAAAGGCCAAGCTGTGGCCGGTTTTGCAAATGACATGCCTGGCGAACTTCTTTCCTGCTTCGATGGCGAGTTGCTTGTTGAAACTGACACTTAGGCCGCGGCCGGATAGCTTGCGTGCGGTGGCAAGTAGCTGGAATGTTTTTCCGCTGCCTGGTGGGGCTTGGATGACATTGTCATCGCCTTTGAGAATAGCAAGAACATTTGCTTCTTGTTCCTCGGTTAGGATAGTTCCTTTGTATTGCATGGTTGAGCGTTCTCCTAATTGATGGTTTACTTATACGGTGCTGTGTCTTTGCTGATTGTTACGCCAGCCAAGCGGGTTTCGATAGCTTCTGTTTGAGCAGGTTCAAGATAGCCTGGAAGTACGCATAAGCCGTCGACAAACAAAGATCGGCCAGGACGCATGATTCGACTGTACTTGATATGACCTGCAAGGTTAACTGACTTGACACCGTTGATTACAAAGGAACCGTTTGCGTAATATGCTGCGCTATGATGGATCATGTTGGTTCTCCCCTTTAGTTTGATGTTTAACTTCTGGTGAAAGGATCACGATGTTCAGTCCTGATCCCTTGGGCAAAGGTTAAACTATTTGGGCTTGATCTCCAGTTTCTTCGGTTATCTCTTGTTTCTCCTTTGATCGGTTAAATACTTTACACTGTTTATAAGGGCTGTTCTGGCATTTGCATAATCAAATAGACTTTGAGTAAACTCTGCTGGCGATTGACTGCCACGGAGTTCATCAGCTCGAACAGCGAGGTCAAAGGTGTTTATTAGTTTTATTATTTCTTCTTGTTTCATTTGGGTTCCTTTACCAATCAATCCTGGTTGATCCACATTTCGGGCAGACCGGCTCGTTTTCTTCTTTGAGCCTGATTACTTTTATACAGTCTTTTAACAACCCTTCCCAGTTACATAGCCGGCACCTGGCTTTCCTTAGATAGTTCTCTTCTTGAACCTGGTTAGTTTTCCATATAGGTGTGTTTTTAGCTGATAAGTCGTTTAACCACTCTTGACTTAGATATGTATTCATATTTCATCCCCGCTATTTTCTTCCTTATCCTTTTCCTCGCTTCTTAAATGTGGTAGGTCATTGATATCAAGCTCTTGCAGGTTCCACTTTTT